CAGAACACGCAAACATAAAATTACCAAAAGATTTTTCGTCAATTTTTAGAGACAATTTAAAATTTTTTATTGGCAGAAATATGGTTCATGTATTACAGGGTCGATCTGATAATCCCGAAATATTAGAAAGAATAGAAGAGGCGACAGTAGATTTTATTATGGTAGATGGGGCACATGAGTATGATCCTGTTAAAGATGACATTGTAAATTGGTGGCCAAAACTTAAACCAAATGGCGTAATGTTTGGAGATGATTATAATTTAAAATCAGTTGAACTTGCAGTAAAAGAGGGACTAGGTGCGTGTGGACACAGATCATATGGAGTAAACAAAGGCTTTGAACAAACATGGTATTGTAGTAAAGATGAAGAAAATCAACAATATGAAAAAATAATACCAGGAGTAAATACTTTAATATGAGTGATGCTTTTGTAATATATAATTTAAAAAAAGAATTAAAAACTATCAAACAAGGCTTGACAGAATCTTTATCGCAGGGGGTTGAAAACTATGAAGAATATAAGTATATTCTTGGTAAACTACATATGCTTGACATATGCCAACAGGAAATTTCTCGCCTGCTGGATAAACAGGAGAAACTAGATGACTAAAACATTATATGTACCAGATCATATAAAAACAAAATTTGATAATCCCAAAGAGGCTGCAAAGCCAGATAAAAAAGAATTAGAAAAACTTCCAAAACCTGTTGGTTGGCGTATTTTGGTTTTACCTTTTAAAGCTAAGGATAAAACTAAAGGCGGTATTTTACTTACAGATAAAACGATGGAAGAATCACAATTGACTGCAACAGTCGCCATGGTATTAGCTGTTGGTGATGATGCATATCAAGATAAAGAAAAGTTTCCCAATGGACCTTGGTGTAAACAAGGTGATTGGGTCGTGTTTGGCAGATACGCTGGTTCAAGGATCAGGATTGAAGGAGGAGAGGTTAGGTTATTGAATGATGACGAAATACTCGGCACAGTTGATGACCCAGCAGATATATTAACAATACTATAACATGGAGGAACCATGCAAACAGAACTTAAAACTGCAAAAGACGATAAGCTAGTAGATCTTGACGTATCAGGTGAGGGAGCAGAAGTCGAGCTTGAAGATAAGTCACACGGCACAGTTAAACCAGACAAATATGAAGAAGTAAAAACTGAAGAAAAAGAACCACTAGCTCCACAAGTTGAGGTTGCAGATGAAAAGCAATCTGAGGAGATGGATCAATATTCTGACAAAGTTAAAAAAAGAATTGATAAACTTACCTACAAAATTAGAGAAGCTGAAAGAGAAAAAGAAGCTGCTTTAGTATTTGCACAAAACGTACAAAAAGAATTAGCTGAAAGTAAAAAGAAAAGCTTTGAAATAGATCAAGGCTACATGTCAGAAAGCGAAGTCAGAAATAAAATGGCATCTGATTTAGCAAAAGCTAATTTAATAAAAGCAAGAGAAGCAGGTGATTACCAGCAAGAGGAAGAGGCAAGACAAGCCTTAACTAAACTTGACCTTGAGGCTGAAAGAATAAGAGTTACAAAAGGTAAAAAAGATAAAGAGTATGAGGAGTTTCAAAAAAATCTTGAACAAGAACTTCAACAAACAAATCAAATAAATCAACCAAGGCAACAACCTTCACAAAAGGCTATTGATTGGGCTGCTAAGAATACTTGGTTTAGACAAGATGAAGAAATGACCGATTATGCTCAACAAATACATAGAGGTTTAGTGGCAGAAGGATTTGACACAGAATCTGACAAGTATTACAATGAGTTGACTCAAAGAGTCAAAAACAAGTTTCCAGAGTCCTTTGTGGATGAGGATCAGGCTACCAGAAGCACTAAAATCGCCCAACCAGTCGCTTCTGCATCAAGGTCTGCAACCAGTGGGCGCAAATCTGTTAGGTTAAGTCCTAGTCAGGTAAAAATAGCAAACAAACTTGGAGTTCCTCTAAGTGAGTATGCTAAGTACGTATAGGAGGTACACATGACAGATAAAAAAACACCAAGAAGTGCACAAACAAGGGAAGCTGAGGAAAGAAGAAAACCTTGGCAACCACCGTCTCAGTTAGACGCACCACCATGTCCTGATGGATATAAGCAACGATGGCTTCGTCTTCGTGTAAATGGGGCAGATGATACTAAAAATATCAATGCCAGACTCAGAGAAGGCTGGGAGTTAGTGAGAGCTGACGAACATACCCAAGGTGTCTACTCTGCTTACAACGGAAATATCAAAGCTTATGAGGGTGTCATCAGTGTTGGTGACTTGCTATTGGCAAGAATGCCAGTGGAGACTGTAAACGAGCGAAATGCTTATTTTAAAAGCAAGGTTGATCAACAAACCGAAGCTTGGGAACAAGATCCTCTGCGAGAACAACATCCTAGTATGCCTATCAATGTTGATAGGCAAAGCAAAGTGACTTTTGGTGGTCCTAAAAAAACCGACTAAGTCACACAAAACAAAGGAGATGAACTATGGCAAATCAAGCTGGATTTTACGGATTTCGTCCTGTTAAAATGCTGGGTGCTGCTTACAATGGTCAAGGCCAAACTGAGTACACTATCGGCAATAACGAGGGATCCGCAATCTTTCAAGGCGATCCTGTTGTCCTAGCGGCTAACGGGAGCATTGATGTCGGTTCTACTGCTGGTGCTGAACTCTTAGGTATTTTTAATGGTTGCTTTTACACAGACCCAACAACTGGTAAACCCACCTTTTCTAATCATTACCCAGGCGGCATTGCAGCAGCCGATATCGTGGCAAATGTCATCGATGACCCAGATGTAGTATTTGAGGTTAAAGTCGATGATGCGAACGGCGGACTTGCACAAGTAGGAACTAACTGTAACATCGCAACATATAGCGCAGGATCTACCATTGATGGTATATCAAACTGTGTTATTGATGGCGGTTCTTTCACTACAAATGCGGCGGCCAATTTTAGGGTAGTAGGACTTTCAACTGATATTGAAAACAGTGATTATTCTGCAGCAAATGCAGCAATTCAGGTCAAGATCAACCTACACTCATTAAGAGACACAACAGGCGTATAGGAGGTTAAACTATGGCTATATCTAGAAGTCAACTCGTTAAAGAGTTAGAGCCGGGTTTAAATGCTTTATTTGGCCTGGAGTACGGACGTTATGATGCTGAGCACACCGAAATTTTTGAGACAGAAAACTCTGATCGTGCATTCGAAGAAGAGGTAATGTTATCAGGTTTTGGTAATGCAAGAGTGAAATCTGAAGGCGGATCAATTATTTATGATAACGCTACAGAGACATTCACAGCTCGTTACACACATGAAACAATTGCACTTGGTTTTGCAATCACTGAAGAAGCTGTCGAAGATAATCTTTATGACAGAATTTCAGCAAGATATACAAAAGCACTTGCACGTTCCATGGCAAACACCAAACAAGTTAAGGGTGCAAACGTATTAAACAATGCGTTTGATCCAAACTTTACTGGTGGTGATGGTAAAGAGCTTTGTGCTACTGATCACCCACTTGTAGCAGGAACATTGTCAAATGAATTGGCAACTGCTGCAGATTTAAACGAAACCTCATTAGAGCAGTCTTTGATTGACATCGCTGCGTTTACTGATGAAAGAGGTTTATTGATCTCAACACAAGGAAGAAAGCTTATCATTCCTTCTGAATTGCAATTCGTAGCTGACAGACTTATGGCTTCAGCAAACAGAACTGCAACAGCAGACAATGATATTAATGCTCTTAGAAATATGGGCATGATTCCTGAGGGATACACAGTAAACCACTACTTAGTAGATAGTGATGCATTCTTTATTAAGACTGATATTCCTAATGGATTTAAGTTATTCCAAAGATCCCCAATAAGAACATCTATGGAAGGTGACTTTGACACTGGTAACGTAAGATACAAAGCTAGAGAGAGATACTCATTTGGTTTCTCAGATCCTAGATGTGTATTTGGTTCTCCAGGTGCAGCATAAGCATTAGACAATAACTAATTTAATGGGGCGTATGTCTTTGACTGCGCCCTTTTTTTATGTCAAAATATAATTTTATTAACCCAAGACCCTTAGGGGACTATCAAAAGGAGCATAGACATGGGAACAACTACATTTTCTGGCCCGATAAAAGCCGGAACAATTAGACATACTACAGGCTCAACCGTTGGAACTAATGTTACTAACCTTGGTTCAGTGGTTATGGCACAATCAGTAGTATTAGATATTATTGGCGCAGACGCTCTAAATCAGAGAGTTGCGATAGTGCCAGCTAACTCACAGATTGTTGATGTAATTTTAAACGTAACAACTGTAAATAACGATTCTGGAACAGCAACCGTAGCAATCGGTACAAGTGGCGACTCAGATGCATTCATTCCTGCTACTAACGTAAAAGCACTAGGAACGACAAGAGGCACACTTGATACTGAAGCAACTGATGTAGGTACAACTGATTTAGAAGTATTTGCAGACTTTGTTGCAGGTACAGAAGACGGATCTACAGGTGCTGCTACTGCTACAGTATTGTACATACAAAACAATAACTTATCATAGGAGTGACAAATGTTAGGACTTAAATCATCAAAAGTTACCGCAACCGGTAACGTCACAAGTGGTCCTGCTAGACTCATAGCGATTCATGCTATTTGTGCTGGATCCGCTGGAAGTATTGTTTTAAAAGATGCAAGTGGTGGCTCAACGCTTTTTAACATTGACACACCCGCATCAGCTACAGCAATCATAGAAACATACCTTGGTGATGAAGGCATGAGATTTTCAACACAAATACATGCAACACTTACCAATGTTACTTCTCTAACCTGCTTTTTTGCATAATGAGAAAACGGGACAAACAACCCCCAAAAACTAAAAAATATTTCCGCTCCACTAAATCTGGGGCGGGAATGACTAAAGCTGGTGTTGCTAAATATAGACGTGACAACCCTGGCTCAAAATTAAAAACTGCTGTCACAGGTAAAGTCAAGCCTGGTAGTAAGTCAGCTAAAAGAAGAAAATCGTTTTGTGCAAGAAGTGCAGGACAAATGAAAAAGTTTCCAAAGGCAGCAAAAGATCCAAACTCAAGATTAAGACAAGCTCGTAGACGCTGGAGGTGTTAGTGAGAGAGGGCATTATATATCTCATCTTAGCACTGCTAAGTATATTTTTTTTCTTTCTATCAGCTCAAAATTCTTGGGCAGAAACAAATACCGTGTCGAGTACGGTAGTTAACAATACGCCCCCAACAGCAAACGCACCAGTAATTCCCAATTCAAATTCAGATATATGTAAGGTGGGTATCGGCGGAGCAGTTCAAAATAATGTGTTAGGTATAGCTACAGGCGTTCTCGTAGATGACGAGCTATGTCAGCTGTTAAAGCTCTCAAGAAGCCAATACACCTATGGGATGAAAGTAAGTGCGGTGGCACTCTTGTGTCAGGACCATCGTGTCTGGGACAGCATGACAGATGCGGGGACCCCCTGTCCGGTCAACGGGCTTATTGGAGCCGAGGCAGCTCAATACTGGTCAGACCATCCTGACCAAATTCCTGAGGGTAGTAGATATAAAGCGAGTTATGTTCAACAAGTAAAAGTAGAAGAATTACCACAAGGAGATATGGATGCTATTAAGAATTTTGGCCTTATGGCTCTTTCTTTGTTACTCTTATTCTAAAGCAGATTGTTTACCTGATGTAACGGGTCTTTGCACGCCAGGTGTAACAATTACAGAGGAAGAAAATATCGTTGTCACTGAAGAAGATAAAGGCACAGAGATAATTACAACTACCACCACAACTGTTACAACAACAACACAAACTGTTACTAACGAAGACTCAGGTAATATTTTAGATAGCTCTAATGGTTATGTAGGGACTCAAGATGATGGAGACATGCGTACAGATTGGGGCGGTCAAGGTCCTGCCTCTATGCCAACTGGCAACACTTGTGGTAATTTAGGAGCAGATAGATGCGCACAGATTACAGGATCAGGTAATAGCACGTCAACGATGGGTGTATCAGGTATGGGTACTACTTTTATAATAAACAATATTGATATTTCTGATTTAGAAATAGATAGAGGTGGTCAAGTAAAATACACAATTGAAGTCGAAAAACGAGATGCTCAAGATAGAATATACATGCACATCACAGGTCGTAATGGTTCTAATACAGTATTTCAAGGCACAGACATACTTTCTGAATCTGGCATAGCGTCTGGATATCAATCTTACAGCGGAGCATTTGATTTTAGTGGTTCTCTTAATAGGATAACTGTAGAGGTAGGTGGACGTGATATTAATCTTGCTATAGGTCCTTTATTTGATGATGTAACAGTCAATGTTTTTTACAATGTAATTAATACAATTATTACTCAACAAATAACAACTGTAGAAGAAATATATTACCTAAATCTTTTTGATTCTGTTGAATTAGATTTTGTAGAGGAGGTTTTTGAATTCAATGATGTGAGCATGAATGACGGAGAGATAGAGTTTGTGCCTATTGAAGCCCCTGTAGAGGAGATTACCGTTGCTAGTGTTGAATTAGAAATAGCTGAAATAGAGTTAAATTTACCTGAGCCTGAGGTAGAAATTGTTGAAGTTGAAACCGAAGTAGAGTTAGAAATCGAAATGGAAATGGAAGAGATCGTGGTTGTAGAGGTTGAGCCTGAAGAAGAGATTACCGAAGAACCTCAAGAAGAACCACAGGAATCAGAACCAGAGCAACCACAAGCACCACAAAAAGAAGAAGATCCAGAAGAAACGGTAGAAGAAGAGAAACCATCGGAGCCTAAGGTATCAAAGAAAGAAAAGGCTGCCACCAAAATCGTAAAGAAGATAGATGACAAAGCAAGATATGATGACGCTGCTCAGACAAAAACTTTAATTGTAATGCAGATATTAGGTAATACTAAAACTTTTTTTGACACTCAATCTTTTATACAAGATACAAACGTAGATGAGTATTTAAACAAGACAATAAATGATCAGTATGGTATGCTTTTTAATATGGCTCAAGATAATACAATTCAGGAGATGATAGATGCCCAGTATTGAGTATTCGGGAATGAAGGTAACTGGGGGCAAGGTTTTCGCTATCTTTACATTGTTAGGTGCTTTAGGTGGTGCTGCATGGACCGGCTTTACTTTTTATCAGGATTACCTTGATATGAAGGAGAAGATTACTCTGTATACCGAGCCGGACCTCTCTCAATATGATGAAGGTATGGCAGTATTAAAATCAGAGATAGATATGATATTGCAAGAAATAACCATAATCAGTGACGTAGCCCGTGACATGCGTTCAGATATGAAGGCCGATCTTCGTCAACAAGCTGAAGACATACGTCACATAACTGAGGTTGTGAATGACGTTGAAGATAGGCAAAAAGAAGACAATAGAGAGCTTATTAATGAAATGAAATTATTAGAAGAAAGTCTTGACTTAAAGATAGATAAGGCTTTAAATAATCCTTTAAGTGGTATGTCAGCTAAATCAAAATAGGAGGTTATTATGTGCGATTGTAAAACAGACGAGGATTGCGTATGTCGATTAAGGTAGAGATAAAGACAGTTTTGCCTTATGTTGTGCTGATTGCAACAGTCGGCATGACATGGGGTATGTTTACAGAGCGACTTAATGCTGTAGAAAAAAAAGCAGATAGCGTTGCACAAATGCAACAGGACATTGCAGTAATTAAATCTAAACTTATACAGATGGATGATAAGATGGCTTGGATAGAAGAGTTTCTTATTAAAACAACAGATTTTTAATGGCTATATCTAGAGCACAAATGAGGCAACAAGTTTCTAAACCTGGAAGTAAAAAAATTAAAAAAGTCATAAAGGGCTTAAAAAAAGCTTCCAAATTACATGCTAAACAAGCAAAATCTTTAAAAGGAGTTATAGGTGGCCGATCCAAAAAAAGGAACAGGAAAAAAGCCTAAGGGTTCTGGTAGAAGATTATATACTGACGAAAACCCAAAAGATACTGTACGTATAAAGTTTGCGACACCTGCTGACGCAAGAGCTACAGTAGCAAAAGTAAAAAAAATTGGCAAACCCTACGCACGTAAAATACAAATACTTACAGTCGGTGAACAAAGGGCTAAAGTAATGGGTAAAACACAAGTTGCTAATATTTTCAAAAAAGGTAAGATAAGTTTAAGGAGAAATAGAATATGACAAAATTATGTGCAAGAGGTAAAGCTGCGGCGAAGCGGAAATTTTCTGTGTACCCGAGCGCATATGCTAATGCCTATGCTTCTAAAATCTGTGCTGGTAAGATTAAAGATCCTAGCGGTGTAAAACGTAAAGATTTTAAAGGACCTAAAAAGGCTATGGGAGGTTCTATATCTCAACAAAGAAAAGCTGTCTCTGCTCAACGCATGGCAAAAGGAGGCAAAATAGTAGCTGCCGGTTGTGGCATGGTAGACTCAAAAAGAAGAAAAAAAACCAAGTTATTTACCAACGCTGCTTAGGAGGTAATCATGCTCGATTCAATTAAAAGTAAATGGAACAATTTAAACAAAAAAGGCAAAGCTATTGTCGTTGTTGTTGGGGTTGTTGCAATATACGCAATATCACAAATAATATAAAATGCCTAGCCACAAGGGATTAGCGAAGTGGTTTAAACAAGATTGGCGAGATATAGGCTCTCGTAGAAAAGATGGCAGCTTCGCTAAGTGTGGCCGATCAAAACAAAAAAAAGACGCTAAACGTAAATATCCAAAATGTGTTCCCGCAGCAAAAGCTGCAGCTATGTCTAAAGGACAAATAAAATCAGCAGTATCTAGAAAAAGGGCGGCAGGTAATGTAGGCCCTAAACCCACAAACGTTAAAACAATTGTCAAGAAAAAAACTCGCAGAAAAAATAAAGCTTGATGTAATTAATTGGTCTAAAAATGTTTTAGAACCAATGAATAAACATCTTGGTTTTCCTGCGTGTCCTTTTGCTGCTAAATGGAGAAGAGATAACAAATTAAGAATTGAAGTAAGACCTGATAAATCTAAGTATGAAAAACATTTAACTCAGGTATTGAACGATTGGAATAAGAAACAACATGATATTATAATATTTTGCGACCCTTATTGGGAACAATATGATAATGTACAATTTCAAGACAAAATAGATTTTTATAATAAAACTTACAACAAACGAGACGTATATTTTATGGGGTTTCATCCCACTAATCCTGCTACTGTTGAAGAACAAGAGTTTCTTGTTAATCCAACAGATGATTGTGACTGGGAGCCGGAGTATATGTACAGTATGATGCTTGTACAGAAATTTAAACAGCTATACGAAGCAAGTTGCAAACTACATAAGATAGGTTATTATAAAAATTGGCCGGCTGAGTATTACGATGATGTCGTAAAAACGAGGCAAGACGAGTACGAAAAACTTTTTAAAAAGGAGAAAAAAAATGCCAGGTATGAAAATGAAAAAACAAGCCATGAAGCGAGGCGGTAAGCCTGCTGCCATGATGAAAAGAGGCGGTAAGGCAAAAAAACAAGCAATGAAGAAAAAGAAGAAGAAGAAGTAATAAATGGCTACCTCGGGAACCACAGCTTTTGATTTAAGCATAGACAGACTTATCGAGCGTGCTTACGCACGCTGTGGCACACAAGTTAGGACTGGTTATGAGTTGTCAGCAGCAAGAGATAATCTAAACTTATTATTCTCTGAATGGGGTAACCGAGGTATACATCTTTGGAAAATTAAAAATCACACACAAGATTTAACTGCAGGTCAAACTGAATATACTGCACCTTCAGACGCATCAGACGTACTAGAAGTCGTTTTTAGAAGTTCCGATGGTGAGACTGATACTAGCATGACTAAAATATCAAGATCAGAATATGAAAACTTACCAAATAAAAGTTCACAAGGCACACCTAGTCAATATTATGTGCGAAGAGAGTTATCTGCAGTAAAAATAAAATTATATTTAACACCAAATACTACAGGAACAAAAATTAACTTTTTTTATGTAGGTAGAATAGAAGATGTTGGAGCTTATACAAATACCGCTGATGCACCTTTTAGATTTTTACCATGTTTAGTATCTGGTTTAGCCTATTACACAGCACAAGAAGTTGCACCAGAAAGATCACAAGAATTAGAAAGAAGATACGAGGCAGAATTACAAAGAGCCTTAACAGAAGATAGTCAATCAACGTCTGTAAATATTGTGCCACAAAATTTTTATCCATCGGGGTAAGATATGGCATTTGCATCAGGTCGTTTTTCAAGAGCAGTATGTGATCGTTGTGGTCAAGAATACAAATACGAAGACTTAAAAAAAGAATGGAACGGACTTTTTGTTTGTCCTGAATGTTATGAGCCTAAACATCCGCAGTTAGATCCACCTTATCATCCACCAGATCCCGAAGCTTTAAAAGACCCTCGTGTCGAGTCAAACAGTATTTTAAAAGACGATAGTCCAACAGGACCTGATGATGCTACTTTTAATACTTTTGCACAACCTATGCCTATGACAGTTTTTTTAGGAGAACCTGGAGACAGTGCATTTCTTACAACAAGACAAAGCACATCACCCGCAGATGGTTCAAACCCCACAGATTCAAATAGCATGGTGCCTCAAACTCCACACAAAAAACTTATTATGCAATCAAAAATAGGTTTAGTCACAATAAACACATCTGTAATACAATCATTTACGGTTACTGTAGCGGGTAAGACAGGTGGTGGTAATGCATTTTACCTTGATAGTCTCGAAGCACCTTTATTAAATTTAGTTGAGGGTAGGAAATATATATTTAATTTAAGTGACGATACTGTCGATGGGCATCCTTTTTATTTAAGTACGACTTCGAATGGTGTCCACTCAGGAGGGTCAATCTACTCTACTGGCGTTGTATATAAAATTAATGGT